GTGGCAAATTTAGCGTAGATGAAATCAATTTGTCAGGCGTGCCCGATGTGGTTTCTATTCGGGCATTAGGGGCTGGCATAAACAACAGCATCCGCACCCGCAAATCTTTTGCCCACGAAAAAAAGACTTTGCGCCAAATAGCGCAGGCGGTTGCAGATGCCAACGGGATGGTGCTGCAAGGCACGATACCAGATATTTTGATTGAACGCTCCACCCAAAACAGGGAGAGTGATTTGGGTTTTTTGCGGCGGTTGGCGCAAAAATTTGGGCTTGTATTTTCTGTAAGAGATAATTTGATTATTTTTACAGATATGTTTGAGATAGAGGCTGCAAATTCCGTATTAAAATTTGGTCGTACCGATGTGCGGGGGTTTGATTTTACCGATAGTGCAGTAAAAACATATAAAAGTAGCTCCGTAGGTTATCGCAGTCCCGAAACGGGCGAATTGGTGGCTTATAACCAAAGTAATGACCTTGTTTACGAGGCTACGGTTTCGGGCGATGCTATCATCATTAAAGATATGCGTGTGGAAAACCAAGGTCAAGCGGAGCGGGTTGCTACGGTTAAATTGCACCAAAATAACACGGCTGGCTTGACTGGCAGGCTCCGACTATACGGGAACGAACTTTGCCTATCTGGGTCAAACATAGACCTAGATACAAGTTGGAAACGGTTTAGCGGTAAATATCAAATTACAGCTAGTACGCATATTATAAATAAAAATGTAGGCTACACTACTGACATTGATATTAAAGGCATACCGCAATAAATAAAATATTGATTATCAATCAATTATAAATATAGAAAATGCTAAAATACGGCACAGTTTCGGAGGTTAATGATAAGGGTCTCGTTCGGGTCGAATGGGAGGAAGATGAAATCGTGTCTAATTGGATGGGGTTTTTACAACCCAAAACCAAAGACGATTCGTATTGGTGCATTCCCGACATTGGCGAGTTTGTAGTCTGCTTGGTGGATGAAAACGGGGATACGGGCGTGGTGTTAGGCTCTATCTATACGACAAAAACAGCCCCGCAATTAAAAGGGCTGGACATTACCGCCGTCAAATTCAAGGATGGAACAGAAATCGAATACGACAGGGCGGCGCACACTTTGCGGCTGAAAGTAGTAGGTGATGTAACTATCGAATGCGCCAATGCCACGATTATTGCAGATGGAAACGTGAAAGTAGATGCACCTACCGCCGATTTTACAGGCAACGTTACCATAGAGGGCGAATTGCTTGTTTATGAGAACATAGACAGTCTGGGAGAAATCGCAGCCGCCAATGACGTAACAGCGGGCTTGGGGCTAATATCGCTACTCACGCATAAACACCCGACACCAGTTGGACCTACTTCAACCCCTATACCATAAACCACCATGCCAACACCAAAGGAAAGCCTACAAGAAGCCCTATATGACATTTTTACGGAAGGGCTAAATTACACCGATAGCGAGGATGCAAAAATATATGTATCCACCTCTATTGCGGATGCTATTGATACCTATGCTAATGGGTCGTTTACCAGTCCTAATTATGGTGGGTATTGGATGCAAGCGAACGCCACTGCTACTACTGTATCAAATACTACCGATTTTTTCAAAATAGCGGGTACTACTACAGCTGACACCGCTACGCTTGGTTTTACATTTTCTAATAATCGAGCTACCTGCACCGACCCCGTGGCAAAATGGTATCAAGTGAATTGTTCTACAAGTATATCCGCGCCCAACGGCGGGAACATCATACTTGTACGCATAGCTAAAAATGGCACTACCATTGCCTCAAGCGAATCGAGGGATATAATCCAGCAAAACACCGTATCTAGCAACTGGCAATCAAATTGCAGGGTATCACTTGTGGCTGGGGACTACATAGAGGTTTGGGTACGAAATTTTACTAGCACCCAAAGTCCAACAGCTAGCACGCTCAATCTGTTTTTAAAGTCGTTCGCCTTGGTATAATGAAAATAATTACACATCCAATTAAAAAAAATTGCACGTGTAATTATTTTTAACGATATTTGCAAGCAACCCAATTTATATGGCAACCACTATCAATGATATAAATTCGCTGTACTTTCAACCCTCACTCACTCAATACGGTGAAGTGGTGCAAGGTATTGATGATATTCACCAGTGCATCTATATCATTTTGACTACAGAGAAGGGCGAAGACCCTACTAGACCCGATTTTGGTTGCTCTGCTTTATCTCGCTTGGATTTGCCCGTTAATACGGCAATCCCATTGATAAAAGCGGATATTTTGGATTCATTGGAGTTGTACGAAACGCGCATCAAAGTGGTAAAAGTGGATCACTTTTTAGACCCTTTGGTGCTTGGTAAAATGAAATTTCGCATTACTTGGACTTTGGGCGATACCGTTCAGGTAACAGATTTTAACCTCAATTAACAGCATGGCAGAGCAAGTAGAATTTGTTGCAGTAGATTTGCAGCAAATAATAGCGGATGTAAAATCGCAGTACGAAACCGATACGGGTAAGGTACTGCAACCTGGGCAACTAGAAGAGTTGCTTTGCCGTACCATAGCTTATCGTGAATGGGTAGTGCGCAACGGCATCAATGCCGCCGCTAATCAAAACTTAGTGGAATTTGCCACAGCTCCCGTGCTGGATTATCTAGGCGAATTGGTGGGCGTTTCTCGCCTCGCAGCCTCGCCTGCCCTTTGTACCAATTTGTTCACCTTGGTAAATGGGCACGCCGCCGTTGTCATTCCGAGCGGACTTCGTGTAGGTAGTCAAGATGGACAAGTGATTTTTGTTACCAAAAACAGCACCAGCGTAGATGCTTCTACTGATGAGGTAGAAATTGAAATGGAATGCCTCACAACGGGCATAGGGGGCAATGGCTACGAAATTGGCTCAATAGCCGTTGTGCTTGACCCACAAGCGTACCTAGTAAGCTCCGCAAATGTAGATGTTACTGCTGGAGGTGCGGACACGGAAAGCGATGAAGCTTTGCGCGAGCGCATACGCCTTGCCCCTGCATCGTACTCAACTGCTGGAAGCCGCGGGGCGTATATTTTCCACGCCAAAAGCGCATCCCCCGCCATTACCGATGTGGCAGTAGATAGCCCGACACCTGGACTGGTGCGGGTATTCCCTTTAGTGGAAGGCGAAATCGAAACGCCCGCCGCTGTTTTGTCGTTGGTAGAACTGGCAGTAAGTGGGGAGAAAGTGCGCCCCCTTACCGATACGGTACAAGTCCTTAGCCCGACCAAAGTAGACTATCAAATAGAGGTCAATTTGACCCTATTTGAAGAAGCTGCACAACAAGTAGTAGTAGCCGACGTAACCGCCGCCCTGCAAGATTTTGCAGACTTTGGTGGTGCTCGTTTGGGTCGGGATAGAATGCTCAATGCCATTGTGCAGCTCTGCATGGCGGTGGATGGCGTTTATAATGTATCTATCGCTGCACCTTTGTCGAATCTTATTTTGGCTGCTAATGAATTTGGTAGCTGCACCAGCATCACAGTTAATGTGGTGGGAACAAATGAAGGCTAACAATGGCGGTCATTATACCAAACAGCATTAGAAACGCGTGGAACAGCGCGTTTGACGAATTGTTCGAGTCCCGTTTAGGAAGCTTGGACATTACTGCTGTATTGGTTAATTTAGTGGATATTGTAGATGCAGATGCTTTGCCATTTTTGGCGAAGCAATTTGATGTATTGGGCAATAAGGGCTGGAGCCTAGCCAATACAGTAGAAAAGCAGCGGCAACTTATCCGCAATGCCGTCGAGCTGCACCGTTACAAGGGTACACCTTGGAGCATAAAAGCCGCACTAGAGCGCATCGGATACCCGGGAGCGCAAATACAGGAAGGTGTAGGCGAAATCTACTACTACGATGGCACGCGCACGCACAACGGGTCTTTTACCTATGGTAGTGCTGGGCATTGGGCATACTTCAAAGTGTTGTTTAATTTGCTGGATTTTACCACAGCCATTCCCGCTGTAGATTTACCATTGATTACCAAAATGATACTAGAGTACAAAAATGTACGCTCGCATCTTTTTGCATTGGCATTCACATTGGATATTACCGATACCCTCACCAGCTCCGACGAATTGGAGATGGAAATACAAAACACGCTATCCGACCCATTGGGCGCGGTCTACAATGGGCAATTCGCCTATAATGGGGGTATTACATATAGCGGAACTATGTTTGATGAATTTACCGTAAATATCATATAAAATGAAAAAAGCAGACGAACTAAAAATGAAGGGCATATTTACCCTTAAAATATATGATGAAGATGATGTACTTTTGGACACACAAGAGTATAATAATCTTATCGTTGGCGGCGGGCGCAATGCCGTGGCTGCCTTGGTTGGTGGCGATGGCACTCTAGCCGACAAAGTCATCAATCAAATCAGTTTTGGCACAAACGGAGCCGCACCCGCTTTGGGCGATGTGGCACCGCTCACAGGTGCATTTGACAAGGCGGTGGATGGGCACACGCCCGATGCCGTCAATTACAATGTAACCTTCGACTGGTCGCTGGACAATGCCGAAAACAACGGCGTTACTATCCGCGAGTTCGGTTTGCTATGCGACGATGGCACGCTATTCGCACGCGTGAACAACGCGGGCATAGCCAAAACAAGTGCTATCCGACTAGAAGGCACTTGGAAGCTTCAATTTTAAAACCCTATAAAATAGCGATACTATGGCAAATTTAACGCCCGTAGATACTTTTTCAGATGTATACCAGATAGAAACCACAGACCCCGTTTTAGGTGGTGCTGGTGGCATTTCTAACCTGCAAGGGCAGCAACTTGCAAACCGCACTTTGTACCTTAAAAACCAGCTAGAAGCCCTTGCAAAACGCTTGCCCGTGGGCGGTGTTGGTGGGGTTTTGATGCGGGGGCGCACCAGCGCATCAACAGGGGTGCACGACTTTATTACAGCCGCCACAGGGGGGTTGGGCGCAAACTGGGTGGCTACGCTCAACGCAGACAGTACCTATAAATTTGCGGCGGCATTTCAAGATGGCTACGATGCGAACGGGTTGCCTCAATTCTACTTTGGCAGTAGCACCACAAACATTGTAGGAGCTACTTACACTACCAGCGGACTGCATTACATTATTGCAGTCATCAACACGACCACGCTGGCTGTAACATTACAGGCGGTGGCAAAGGTGGTGGTGTCAAGCATCGAACCTAGTACCGCCGTGCGCACTCTTTGGTTGAATCCAGAAAACGGCACTACCCGAATTTGGGATTCTTCTTGGTCGGCTATCGTAGCGGTGGTAATTGGCGAGGTTACAGTTATTGATACGGCTGGAACATTGAGCATTGGCACTACCAGAAGCTATGCCACTTGGAAGCCGTTTTATGACACGGTTGCTGAAGCAGGGTCGCTGCTTTCAAAAGCGGCTGACGTTTTGCCTATTGGCGGTTATTTGGTGGCGGATGGCTCCGTGCTTACCCGCACTGAATACCCTCGCTTGTTTGCCGAAATTGGCACAACCTACAATACAGGCGGCGAAACTGGTACTCAATTCCGTTTGCCCGATTATCGCGGGGTGTTTATACGCGGGCTTGACAAATCCCGTGGCGTGGATACAGGGCGCACCTTGTCCCCTACCCTGCAAGATGATGCGTTTGAATCGCATACGCACAGTATTTCAGGGGACACAACCGCTGGGGGCGGCGGCGGTTTCACGCTGCTTACAGCGGCGGCAACTGGACCCGTTACCGTAGGTAGTGCGGGTGGAACCGAAACCCGACCAAAGAACATGGCGGCTGTAACTTATATTAAGTTTTAGTAGTGGGGCACACACAATCACATTTTAATAATTTTTCAAAAACAACAACGCTATGAGCAAACAAATTAATGAGTACGAAAAGTACCGCAAAGAGTTAGAAAACAACCCCATTCAAGATGCTAAAAACATTTGGCAGAAAATCGAAGAGTTTCTTTATAAAAAGGACAAAAACGGCGAATGGGTACGCAACGAAAACGGCAAACGTGTTTTGGCGTGGGAGCGTATTTTGCTGAAAGTCTGGGTACTTATCGGACTTTTGGTGGAACGCATCCAGCAACACGAAAATGAGCAGCAAGGCGCACGTGGCGGCGAATTGGGAGCCGTGAACCCCGATGCCACAAAAAGCACACCGCCACCAGCTACTTTGGGCGAGGCTGTTTTGGTCAATCCCGATGCCACTAAAAGGGGGATTGAACAACCCGCTGAAAAGCCCAATAAGCCTAAAAAGAACGTACCCCCACAGGGCTAACCCGACAAAACACACACATAGCCCGCTCTTAGTTTTGCTCACTTAGAGCGGGTTTTTTAATACACACACCATATAACACCCCAATTATGGCAATAGATATTTTATTTTACGTCGTGTGTGTTTTGGTTGGACTAGCTGCAATTGTATGTATCCGCTGGGTTTTTTTGGACATGGACGATATTTTTATTGGCATGGGAGAATCCCGAAGGAGGCACGACAAAACGGATATACGGCTAGATAAAATCGAAAGCGCATTAAATATCCAAAGAGATGAAACAACGAATGACAAAGGCTAAGAGGCTGTTTTTTATAGCCATGCTGCTAGGTTGGGCTTTTTGCGCATCGCTTTACAAGAACCGACTACCAGCACCAAGTGAGGCGGGTAGCAATATGTTTAGCCATGCCCACCATGAGAAGCCTGCCCCTACTCTATCTGAAAAAAACAAATAAAAAAAACCGCCTGCTATTTGATAGTTTGGCGGTTTTTTTGTTACTTTGTTTCTTATAAGGTTTTTGAGGTCTGAATAATTGAATACTCATAATTTTTTAGCTGTACTCCTACGCTGGGCAAGTGTAGGAGTTTTTTTATTGCTAAATGCCGATGTACGCTGAAAAATTTATAAAAAATATATGTTAAAATACTTGCTTTTATAAATAAAGTTGCCTATATTTGTATTATCAATTAATCAAACAGCTAAATTATGAAAGCACAAATTTTAAAGACCTACGCAGACCTAAGAACGCTACTGCCTTTCGCCTCAAAAACACGCCGCTTGAGGTTGGCAGTTCTGAAACACAAGATTTTAG